TGACATGATTTCTGTTGCTTTCGGCCAACAGCCATCGGTAGGAACTGTAATGGTTTCTTATGTAGATACTGAGGGATCAGGCGCAGGTATCGTTGGTTCAGATATTCAAGATATGTATGAGTATGAATCTAACTGGATTGGTTACTGTTCAGTATTCGAGACTGAAGCAGATGTTGAAAACCAAGCAACTAAGTTACTAGCATTAGGTAAATTCTATAGTATCCTAACTAGTGATTCTTCTTTTGCTCCTACAGTAAATGATTACACTGCAATGTGGCACACAGGCACAGCTTACGGTACATGGAGTTCATCTACTAATACTTCAGGTCGTTGGGCTAATGTTGCATCATTATCTTACTTCCTTGCAGTAACTCAAGGTACATATAACCCTGCGTTTAAGAAGCTTCAAGGTATAGACTCTAAGCAATATACTGCTACTGAAGAGACTACATTAAGAGCAAATAACCTAAATCAATACTCTGAGATTGGTGGTCAAGCAGTAACTTGGGATGGTAAAAACGGTTCCGGTACTGGCTACATTGATACTTACCTTGGCGCGATTTACTTACAAATAAGATTAACTGAAGACTTAATGAACTTAATGATTCAAAGTCCGAAGATTCCATATACTGATCCAGGTATTGCTACTGTTGGTAGTGTTATTAGTAACCGTCTAACTCAAATGACTACTGATGGATACCTTGATAAAAACCGTCCTTTCACAGTGAACCTTCCAAAGGCTTCTTCACTTACAGATAAGGCGAGTAGAAATTTACCGGGTGTTAGTTTTATAGCATATACATCTGGCGCAATTAACACTATCGAGATCCAAGGATTCATCGACGCAACATAAGAGGTAAACTATGAGCTATAATTTTCAAAGTATATTAAGAGCCTTTGATCCTAAAGCAGTAAAAGTAACTGTTGCAGGTGTAAACCTGGTTGGATTCTCAGAAGAGAAGGTAACTGTAGAACGAGCAAACAATGCATGGGAGTTGAATGTAGGTTGTGATGGTGAAGCTACTCGAGTTAAGTCTAATGACTTATCTGGTACAATCACAGTGACATTGCAGCAAACTTCTCCAAGTAATGATTTCTTAACTACAGTATTCTACAATGATCAAAATAACGATGAGTGTGTTAAGATCGAGATAGTTGATTCTTCAGGTAAGTCTAAGATCGTAGCAGATAAGGCATGGGTAGAAAAGATGCCTGATGCAACTTATGCTAAAGCTCACAGTGATCGTCAGTGGGTATTCCGTACCAATAATGTAGGTTACTACCTAGCAGGTAACTATGAGTCTGAGGTTGAAAGTAACCGTGTTGTTAATCCAGAAGGTGCAGTTACTTTCATGGACAAGGATGGCTCAACGCCATTAGGGGTAAACTTTGATATTGGTGGAACTGGCGAAGAAAGTTGGGGTGGTATTGAAGGATGCAATGCTCCAGGCGGCCAGTACCCGAATCCTCCTGAAGAAGGTACTCAGACAGAGCAAGGTCAGACAGATGCGGATCAAACGGGAGAGCAGGGAGCTTAATCTATGTCCTTTTCAGGTGAACAACATGAACTTCGTTCATTAGATCCTCAAAAGGTAAGAATACGAGTAGCAGGGGTTGATCTGGTAGGCTTCGGAAGACAGAAGATATCAGTTCGACCATCTGTTGATGCTTGGAAAATAGTAGTTGGTTGCGAGGGTGAGGCAGCGAGGGTACAGTCGAAAGACTCCAGCGGTACAATCACTGTTACTCTTCAGCAGAGTAGCCCGAGTAACCAATTTCTTTCTGCGCTTTTCTTTGTAGATAAGGCATTGGCTCAAGTTTTTCCAGTTTGGATCTATAATACGGATGGCTTTTTAGCGAATACTAAGATCATAGCTTTAAAAGCTTGGATTGAGCGTATGCCTAAAATAGACTATACTAATAAGGTTGAAGATGTAGTTTGGACTTTCCGAACGGATAGTCTACAGTATATCCTACATGGCAATAAAGAGCCTGGACAACTGGATAATGGTACGGTAGCTTTCCCAGATTATGAGAAACGTATTGATGGTCAGTTAGCTTCCCCCAATGTTTTTGGTGGTAGTAATCTTCCTTTCCATGATAACGGCACTCCTTATGGTGATGATAGTACCGAGACTATAGTTTCAAAAGCACCAGGCGAGGCTAATGAAGAAGCTTCAACAACAGGTGAAGAATAATATACACACGAGGTTAGTATGATTGAACGAAGTAATTTTGTAATTGATGGTAAGAATGTTGAGATTCAACAATTCGGAGCAGTGCAAGGTTGGAAACTACTTAGGAAATTAACAGCTATAGTAGGTCCTGCGATGGGTAAAGGTGCTAATGATTACGGTGCAGCGATAGATACTCTATTTATGCGACTACCTGAAAATGAGCTAATTGCTTTGTTAAAGAAACTAACTCAGTTTGTATGGATTGATGATCGTCCAGTTAACTTTGAGACTGATATGTTAGTCGGATCTTTCTCGGTTAAGGTTGTGACTGAGGTTTTAAAACTAAACTTCGAGGAGTTTTTTTTGACCATCAAGGAACAATTTCAAGGTTTAATCCAAGAAGTGATCGAAGAGACAGAATAGAGGAAGGCGAATCGCCTTACGAAAAAGATATTAAGTCTGTAAATGCAGATTTATTTATTTGGAGGCCGGTAGTCGCTAAGCTAGTAAGCTATAGTGATTATCGGTTTATGTGTGTTAGGGATTTAATAGATGCCCATGAGGTGTTAGACTTAAAAGAACACATACGCGACAAAGAAATGAAACAAATGCAAGCTGATGCTGCGAGAGCGAGGAAGTAATGGCTAAAAATATTTCTACTTTATTAATTAAACTGGCATTCAAATCGGACCCAAGTGTTACTGGTAAGATTGATGCGGTGATGAACTCGATAAGTAGTAAAATGGCCAGACTTGGTCGTACACTCGCAGGTAGTCTTAAGTTTGCACTTGGTGGTATTGCAAGGACGGTAGGCAATATCTTCGCAAGTATTACTCGTGAGATTCAATCCATTGCAGGCCAGGCACTTGATGCCAGTATGAAGTATGGAGTGAAGCGAGCCGAGTTCGCAGCTTTATTCCGGGATAGTGGCCAGGAAGGCACACTTAGTAATGACTTCCTCAAGAAAATAGATGAGTTCAGTGAGAAGACTTCCCATACTACTGCCAATCTACAAAAATGGGCTTCCATGCTTAAGGCAATGGGTATGCCTGCTGATCATATTTTAAAATGGCTAGACATGATGGGTAGGGTTGCCGGTGGTAATGCGGATGTAAATAACCGTATGCTTATGAACATCGGCCAGGTCTTTGCCAATAAGCGTGCTTTCGGACTCGATATTAAGCAGTTTGGTTTCGCAGGTATTCCGATCAAAGAGTATCTTGCTCAAGTACATAGTACTACCGTGGCAAGAATTGGCGAGATGGTAACTGCTGGTGAAATTGGCTACGAAGAATTATTCAATGCCTTCGTTAAGATGACCGAAGTTGGTGGTGCCTACGAAAAGCGTATGGAAAACTACATGAAGACTGTCCAGGGTAAGCGAGATATCCTGACTAAAAAGTATGACCGTCTTCTTAGGGATTCTGGTAAGCCACTAGAAAGAATGTTTGGTCACTACCTTGGTAAAGGAATTGAGTTCCTTAATGCGATGAAAGAGAACGGTGCATTAACTAGATTCTTCGAGACTCTAGGTGATATTATTCATATCTTTGCAATGACACTAACGGATGTATTTGGTGGCCAGCAGGATGAGGCTTTCACTGCAATGGATGCAATGGGGAAATTTGCCAAGGAAATGGCAATGAAGATCCAGATGTTAGTTTATCTTTTCACAGGTATTCCTGATAGGTATAAGAAACTAGGAATGACTGATTCTTTTATTAAGAAAGAGTTAGGTATTCATAAGGTAAGGAAATGGTTTACAGACTTTTCTGAGGAATTAGCTAGGTATATCAGGGAAGATCTTCCTCAAGTGATAGGAACGAATCTTGGTATAGCTATAGGTAAGGGCCTTGCTTGGACACTGAAAGCAATAGGTAAAACAGTTATTCATGGGGTGGACTGGTTGATAGGTCATCTAAATAGGGCGATCTTTAATCTTCTAGGAGATCTTCTAGGTAAAATTCCTGGACTTTCTATGGCAGAAGATTTCTTTAAAAACCTTGCTCAAAGACAACAGAATCGTCTTAATAATAACCCTATTGAACAAGGTCTGGATATGGCTGCTATTGGATTTGTCTCTGCTGCTACCGGAGCTTCCACGGAAATTCTAAAGCAAGCTAAAGAACCATATATGACTCCTGACTGGGAGGAGCAACAGCAAAACGCAAAAGAGCAAGAAGCGTTTGGAGAGTGGATGAAAAACAGAAAAGCAGGCAATAATTTATCTGTTAATATCTATACCGATGAGTCTCGTAGTGTAGTAGCGGAACAAGTTCAGCAAATGTATGGTGAGTTAGCTTAGGAGGTAGTATGCCGGTAGGAAGTAAATGGACTAAAGACTATGGGCGCAGTAGGGATAATGCATTATTCAACTGGCAGCCTTTTGCTTTAATAGAATTAAAGTATGAAGACTTACAGAAAGTCCCAGTTAAGAAAACTCAAGATGGTTATCCAAAGTACCAGGGTGATATCCCTACTGATCAGTTACCTATTGGGTATCATGCGCCTTTAGGTGCTAAGGCTTATGCAAGTAGACTGGAGCCTTGGCTAATGGAAGAACATGAAGATAATGTTATTTCTTTCAGAAGAAAACCTGCTAACTCCAGAAGTAGAGCATTAAGCTTGGCTCAGCCAAAATTACTTCAAAACCAAGTAAGTAACGCCAAAGTCCCAAAAACGACCACTGAAGGCTCTAGGATCTTCCAGGCTGATGTAGTATTGCGAGAGAACTATACGCAGACTATGAACGTAACTAGCTACCCTGTGGACAAGCTAGGTAACATCAGTGACCACTCGATGCTAAAAGATTTTAAAATCAGCATCAGTGCAATGCATTCAGCGACAATAATTTCCTATACTGACATTGATAGCAATATATTTAATACTAACTTTGCTACTGGTCTTGATGAGTTTCTTACTTCTGATGATGAAGAGACTCCAAAAACTAGGATACAATATATCTATGACTTGCTGATGGAATGGCAGCTTAAGGGTACACCTTTGGCGGTAAAGACAAAATTTGCATTAACGGGTATAAAAGATAAAAAAGATAATCAGATGATACCTTTTACGATATCGAATCTTAGTATTCCTCGTAATAAGGATAATGGTAATGCAATCAATGTTTCATTCACTTTGCAGCGTATTAAGCAGGTTAGTCTCGGTGAGACTACGATAGTAACTTATGATACTGTTGATAATGTGAAGTATGATACTAGAGAAAAAGCTCCTAAGAAAAAGACTCCTAAGCCTAAAGGTGGTGCGCAAGAGGGAGATGATTGGAAACCTAAAGATTACTTAGAAGATAAGTTAAAAAAGAACGGTCAAACGGGTGGTACTTTTGATCCAAGTAGAGGCGCAAACGATATACCTAATCAATCTACAGTAGATCCTAGAACTGGTTTACCTCCGGTTGGTGGTCAATATTCTGGTGGTCCAACTCCTAGTGGAACTGCTACTCCAACGTGGAAGAATCCTCCAACGAGTAAAGTACCAAATGGTCCTGATCTAAATCTTCCAAACGACGTTTCAACAGATGGTGGTGGTTTCAGTGCAAGTGATTTTGGAATACCAGGGGGTACTTAATGTTTATATATGATTTACCGATAGAAAATAATCAGCGTACCGGCGAGACTTTTACCTATAGTATCGACCTTGATGGTACTGATTATATAATAACTTGCGAGTATAATTCTCGTATAGATACTTGGATGTTTACTATTCAGAATCCAGTGAGCCAGGTTACTATTGGTCCAATACCTTTGCTACTTGGTAATACTGGATTAACTTCGATGTATAGTTACTGGAATGAAATCTTACCTTTAGGTGAGATCCGAATGTATGATGAACAATCTCTCTACGGTGCTTCAGGTAGAGAGGTGGATGCCAGTTTAGAAACTTTTGGCGATTCTAAATTATTACAGTATTTAAGTGTGATTGATCCGTGAGGTATTTATGGCTTTAACTTCGGTTGGTTCCGCAGGAACTACTCGTTCTCAGACTCCGGTTAGGGATAGGACTTTTAAAGGTGCAGTTTCCGACAAGGCTTATAATCGTTGTTATTACCTTGCGGTTATTGATCCTTATAAAGATACTAACTTTAATTTCCGTAGAGGCTTAGGCCAGGCTGTGACTCTTAATCGTACTTCGATTTCTACTAAGTTGGTAATGACTCAGAGTGTAGAGAAGATGGGCTTAGCGATTGATTTCACAATCACTAAGAAGATTCCTAAGCAGGATCAGAAATCTAAAAATAGCATGACTTTAAAGATTTATAATCTTTCAAGATATAACTCTGATCGTATGAATGTAGGCGATGTAGTTCAGTTAGATTGCGGCTATAATAATGATATTGCTAATGTTTTTACTGGCACAATAACTCGTATCTCAAGTACGACTAAAGGTCCTGATAAGTGTACTACAATAATCGCCACTGAAATGCCTCGTCCGAATCCTAAGCAAATGGTTAAGATGGGTTCCATCACTATGCCTAGAGGTACGAATGAAAGAGAGTTTTGCGAGCGACTTTGTCAGACTCTTGTTGATGTAGTACCTAACCTAGTTGATTATGATATGAGTGAAGTACCTGCGATTTATACTAGTCTGAAACCTCGTGTACTTTTTGGTATTGATTTCGTAGATACTCTACTGAGAGTATTAAGTAAGTATCGTATGCGTTACGTGATTCGTAGCGGAGTTATTATTGCCGTGCCTCATGGAGGTAATAAGACTTTTGTAATGACCGATATTAATCCTTCTAATGGCTTAATCAATGTTGCAATGGGACAAGGTAAAAAAGAGAAGCTAGGTAAGGGTAAAGATGCTAAAGAGATCTTTGTCCCTGGGTATAGGGTAAGCTCACTTCTAAATAATAAACTACAACTGGGTGACTGGATTAGGGTTCGAGACACTGTAGATTTAGATCCTAAGCCAACAATCAGTGAACTTTTACATATTGAAAAACTGACTATTAAGGGTAATTCTTTTGCTGGTGTTTGGCAAACTTGTATGGATGCTTACATACGTCCACTACCTAAAGATAACGATGATGTTAAAGATATAGTCTGGGTAAACGATAGAGAGTTTTAATGGATATTGATTCGGATGTTACGCTAAGTGATGTAGTACAACTGGCAATAGATAGAAGATTAGGTAACTGTTATTTCACGCTACCTGCTACGGTAGTTAGCTACGATTCAGCTACTCAAACTGCGGAAGTATCAATTTCAATCGACAAGATTGAGGACGAGGTTATTCTTCGTCCACCGAATATTCCTGACATTCCAGTGTTACTGCCTCGCAATTCTAAAGGTGGACTTTCATTTTTCCTTTATGAGGGTGATGAAGTATTGCTGCAATTCATTCAAAGCTCCACTGGTAACTGGCGCAGTAAAGCTGGTCAGAATCCTCCTGATGTAGATATGGATTTCGATATCAATGATGCGGTTGCGATTCCTTGTGTTTATCCTCGTGAAGTAGGTTATGAGCAAAGAGAAGCTACCGAAGTGATGGGTGATAAAGTATTGGTTGATGCGGTGGAATCTGCACAACTAACTGCTCCGAAGTTATTCCTGGGCGATAAGGATGGTGTGGCAATAAAGACTAGCGGTTTATCTGCCGGAGGAGTGGACTCTGTTACTCCAGATATTATTTCAATACTTGAGGGATTAGTGGCTGCACTTACAGTTCCTTGGCAGACTCCAACTGGACCTGCTACTCCAGTGGCTAATGTGGTTACAGATTTAGGTGTAATTAAAACTCTGCTTGGCCAACTGAAGGGTGAAGCAGAATGAGTTTCGGCAGTGAGCAGGACTGGGCTGATAGTTTCGGCGAAGAAGATAATGAAGGTAATCTGGTCAATATGCCAATGGCTGCAAATAATGATGACTGGCCGACTAATCTTACAAACTTCATTACTTTGCAGCTAAAAGAGATCAGTTTGGAGGATGATGTTGGTGGTACATTTACTTTCTTTGCATCCGCAATGGAGGCAGGTTTAAAAGCTGATCCTAGTGTAGTGGGTATTTTTATGGGGATTACTGCCTACATCGGTACGTCTACGGTGATAGTTCCCAAGGATACTAAGCTTGATGGGCTAACAGTTCCAACTGTAGTTCCTGGTGGTGTACTGGCAAGTCCAGGAGCCGGGGTGTTAGATCCTACTTCGGTGGTGGATGCTTTGGCTAAACTTGGTACTTTGGTTCCTGCTGAAGGCGACAGTCCTCCTAGTGTATCAGGTGGTTTAGGAGCTGCTGAGCCAACGAACGATGCTACCCAGAGTGCCTTTCCAAAGTTAATGCAGCAATGTTTTTCAGAATTACGTTATGTTTGTACCGGGGTAAATGCAAAGGGCGATCCTATCGGTGGAATTTTAGGAGTGGAATAAATGGATTTAAGTTTTGTAACTAAGACAAAAACTGCAATAGATGGCAATACTCAGATTCGTTATAATGATTTAGAGATTGCAGGTGGTGATTTGGTACTGACTACAGACTACGATAGACCTAATGTAGAGACTGCACGTCAAAGTATCTTAGCTACTTTAAGTGTTTTCAGAGGTGAATGGTTCCTGGACAATCCCGATAACCCTGCTTATGGTATTGAGTACGTAGGTGAGGTACTGGGTACTAAAGGACTTCCAATAGACTTTTTGAATAGTATCCTCACTGATGCTATATTAAGTGATAACACTGTTGCAAGTATTGAAGAACTATCCTCCTCCCTTGATCGAGCTACTAGAGTAGCCACTGTGAACTTCACCTGTACGATCAAAACAGGCGAAACAATGAGGGAGGCACTGGAATTACAAATATGAGGTAGGCATGGCCGGATTGACCGAGCAAGGATTTCAAGTTAAGAGTTACGATGAGATTAGGGAAAACCTAGAGAATAGGTTTAAGACTTACTTTGGAGCTGAAATCAATACTTCGGTAGGTTCCAGATTCGGTACATTAATAGATATTTTTGCCTACGAGCTTGCTGATGCTTGGTTGGCTTTGCAAGCTGATTATATTTCCAGGTTCCGTCCTTTTGCTACTGGCAATAACTTAGATAATGTTGGTAGTTTGACCAACACTCCTCGAAAGATCCCGATTGCAGGTAGTGTTTCCGCATACTTAGGTGGCGATACTCCAGGTTTAATTATCCCTGGAGGGGTTGAAGTAACTGCACCAGGTAATGATAACCTAGCCTTCACCCTAGATAGTGCAGCAACAATAAGTAAAGACTGTACGCTAGTACTTTGCGATCAGGTTCCTACTTCAGGAAACTTAATACTTTCTTGGAACGGTAATCCCAATATTACTATCCCTGCTCGTTCCTCTGCAAACCAGATTGCTGATGCTATTGCTGCTGGTACTGATGGTGTTGATCCTGAAATCACAGTTAATGACATTACTGTTGTAGGTAACTTGAATGGGCAAAGTGGTTTCCACTTCTCTCTTGCTAATAATCCTAATGATTTAGTATTCCAAGTGCATGAAGATAGTAATCTTCTTAGACTACAATACCAAGTAACTGCTGAATCGTATTTATCTACTCCTTTCAGTGAGTCCATGACTGCGGTTGAGAGTATTGGTATTTCGGTTCCTCCTTTTGCAGTGGATACAATCAGTAATCCTTTACCAGGTTGGAAAGCGGTAGCTAACTTTGAGCAATCCATAGCAGGGCAGGCAAGAGAAACTGATCCAGTGTATAGGGCAAGAATGTCTAGGGAATTACAGGCTCAAGGTACTGCAACGGTAGGTGGTTTCAGGGAGCAAATTGCCAGTATTACAAACGTAAGTTCAGTTAATATTGTAGAAAATAATACAGATACTACAGTGGGTAATCGTCCTCCACATTCTTTTGAGTGTTATGTTGATGGTGGCAGTGATGATGAAGTCGCTCAGGCAATCTATGACTATAAACCATTAGGTATTAGGAACGTATCTACATTGCCGACTGAGGCAGGTTCCAGTAAACGCTCAGGTACTTACACTGATGTTAATGGTAAGGTTCAGCAATTAGTTTTCTCTTCCACAGTAGAAAGTATGATACGTATTCAAGTAGTAATTACTACCGATCAGACTTACTCCAGTGAAGGTGATAATCAGATTAAATCAGCGATACTTGCTTACTTGGATAATCAAGGTGTTGGACAGACTGTATTCCTATATAAACTTTACAGTCCAGTTACATTAGTGCAAGGCGTAGTTACTGCCAATATTACTATTGCTTATGGTGAGGAAAATTTAGGTACAAATAATATTGAAGCACTACCTTATGAAATTTTAGTCAGTAATGAAGATAATATTACAATCGTCCAGGGGTAAATAGATGGTACAAGAACTATCCAAGGTTGACCATGTCACCAGAGGAAATGCAAAGTTCCTATATGCACATAAAGATTCTCAAGATTTAAAAGCCATACTATTATCTGGCCTAGAAAGTATAAATGAACTTGAAGACCAAGTTGAATTAATGCAGTTATTACTACCACTTACAACTGCCACCGGAGTTAATCTGGATTACTGGGGAGACTTGTTTAATGTACCTAACCGTCCAGAAGATGATGAGGAGTATCGTTCCTTAATATATGCGTTTATCATAACGTATTATTCAAACGGTGATGCTCGTTCAATAAGAGACTCGTTACTTTCTGCTTTAAGTTGTACGGAAGTTAATGTCTATGATTCTACCCCAGGTAGATTCATTGCTATGCTTTACAATCCAAAGCTACTAGTGGGTAGTCCGGAAGTGATAGATACTGCGCTACTTAATAATATTTTATCTCTAGCATCAGCAGCCGGTACTTCGTCAAGTGGTGTAGTTCTAGTCCCTGGACAATTCGGATACCTAGAGTTTGAGGATCAAGTTAGTAACGCTATTGATATCCCTAATGAGAATTTTGAATACTGGGATGGCTGGAGATTCAATAGCGGCTTCTATAGTAACTCCGAGGACGGTAAAAGACTCTTTACCACTACTGGACCAGATACAAAGTTTAGTATTATTTCAGATGATGCTGACTTCTATGATGATATTGTTGCAACTGCCGGTACTGCTTTACAGAGTTTAGGTTTTAAATTCTACTCTGGTACAATCAGCACATTAAATCCTCGAATAGAGTTTAGATCCGCAAGTAATGGCAACACTGCTCAGCTAAGATTTAACATGCCCGATTCTTCATATACTGATCCTTTTATTGCTGGCCTTAATGCAGTACTGAAAACTGCCGGTGGTGAGTTTATAGTTTATGATAAGAATGGTACTAAACTTACAGTTAGAAGAATCGCTGATGGTGCTAGTGTAAGTGGACTTTCCAATACTTCCAGGACTACCAACGGTGTAGTGTATAGAAGAGTACAATTGAATATTTCTTCAACAAGTGTAAGTGCCTATCAGATCTTTATTAATGATGTGGAAATAATAGGTACTCTACAAGATATTTCTGGCTCTGTAGGTGCTTTATCTAACTATAACAGAACGGATGAGTCACAGTTCGATCAGTATAATCCTGCTGGTATTACTAGTAGCCAGCTGGTAGTAACTGGTACTGGCGAGAATGTTTTCTTCAAAGATCTTGAAGATAATACTTGGGGTTTCGGGGTAGGTACGCCGGTTGCT